TCACTTCTTCGCCTTCTTCAAGAGGCGCTTGATTTCCTCGTTGCGCTTCACTTCCTTGCTCGACAGCCGCCGGAAGCTGGTCATGAACGCGGCGCGGCCGGTCTGCGTGGCCTTGATGACCGTGACGTAGCCTTCTTCTTCGAGCAGGAACAGCATCGCCGTGGCGGATTCCTGCACGGCCTGCCCGCGCGCCAGGGCGTCCTGGACGTAGCGGTACTCGGCGGCGGCGATCTCCGGGTGCTCGGCGGCCTGCTTGGCCATCGTCGCCGCCGACAGGCGCACCACGTCGGTGGCGAGCGCCAGATCGGCGGCGTGATTGGCGCGCAGCACGCCGATCGGCCAGTCGCCGGCCGGGGCCTGCGCCCAGGCGGCGAAGGCTTCGCCCGAGAGCGAGGCGACGGCGGCGGGACGCAGATCGGCCGGGAGCTGTTCGAGCTTGCCGGCCAGGGCGCCGACCAGGCTGGCGCGGCGGCCGCCCGGCGGGTAGTTGAATTCGGGGTCCACGCCGGCCGGCACGCGGCTGGTTTCGCCGGTGCGCTGGTTGGTGTAGTCGAGGTAACGCTCGGCCGGCGCCTGGCCGACCTTGAGGCCGTGGCGGTCGATCTGGCGCCGCCCCAATTGAATCCAGCGACATTTGCAGCCCCAGGCCTTGACCGGTGAATGCGCGGCCACCCACGGATCATCCACCGGCAGCACCAGGCCATCCCACGCGGCGTGTTCCTTGCGTTCGTGCGCGCTGGGTGTGTGGTCGTACATCAGGTACGGCATGCTGGCCTTGGCTTCCTGGATGCGCTCCCACTGGCCTTCGCTGTGCGCGGTGCGCAGATTGGTGTCGTAGATCACCTTGAGCCGGCGCGGGCTGCCGAGCTGCACGTCCTTGAGTTGGCCGTCGGCCGGATCGGCCATCGTGGCGCGGCCCCACCAGCCGCGCTTGACCAGCTCGGGCTTGAGCCCGGCCTTGAAGGTCTCGAAGGTGGTGCCGTTGGCGATCGCGCCGTCGACATAGGTACGGATCTCGCGCAGCAGATCCACCTGCATGGCCTTGGCCACAGTGAAGGCGGCCTGGTGTTCCTCCTGCCAGACATCGCGATGGTCGAAGCCGATGGCGTAACCCTTCTGGCGGAAAAAGGCGATGGCCTCCTCCGGCGGGCGCAGCCCCAGGCGGATGGCCGGCTCAGTTGCCATCTCAGTTGCCATTGATTCGGCCCCAGACCACGGCCGCGAAATCGCCCTGGGCGATCTGCGCGGCCAGCGCCGCGGCATCCATCTGCGCTATGACGGCCGGCAGGCGCTCGCGGAACTGCTCCAGGCTGGCGCATTCGTCGGCCAGGCGCTCGATGGGCGTAACGAGCGGATCGAGCACAGGCTGCCATTCGCTGCCCATGTCGGCGGCGAGCCAATCCAGCTCGTCCTGGGTTTCGTCGGCGGCGCCCTGGGCTTTCAGCGCCGCGCGGGCGGCGGCCGGATCGGGCGGCGGCTTGCCGCCCTGGCCCGCCGTGTCGCCAGCGCCGACTTCCTTGCCCAGGGTCGCCTCGCCCTCGGCCGGCTCGGGAATACGCAGCTTCTCGTGCACCCACTTGACCGGGATCGTCCTCATGCCGGACGTGGTCAGCTTGTCGAGCCCGTCGGCCAGCGTGGCGATGTCGGCGGCCTCGCCGGTATCGAACACCAGGCGCGCGCAGCGGGACAGGCTGTCGACGCCGCGGTTGAGCGCCAGCAGCGGATAGAGGACATCGCGCGTGGCCGTGCCGGCGATCTGGCGCGCATCCGCATTGCGAATATCCTTGCGCACCTCGTTGTGCAGATCGGCCACGCCCGAGCCCATGCCGGTGGCCTTGGCCTCGGCGGAGAGCACCTGGCCGAGAATGGCCTTGCTCTGCGCGCCCTCGGCCCAGCCGACCATCGCCAGGTGCGGCGTGCCGCTGCCGTCGGCGGTGACCTTGTTGATCTCGATGGCCATGTCGGCCGGCATGATGGCGCGCGCATCGTGGCCCAGGGCCGTGACGGCGCGCATCAGGCTGGCTTTTTCGTCCTGGCTGGCGCCCTGGTAGTACTTGCCCAGCACGATCGGCAGGCCGTAGGTTTCCAGGAACTCCGCGAAATCGCCGATGCCATAGGCTTTGTAGAGGAAGGGCCAGACCAGGGCGCGGTACAGGCCCATGCGGCCCTGGTAGCCGGTCTTCGCCTTGCCGTGGGTGTGCATGACCCAGCCGAAGGGGGCCAGCGGCGCGCCGTCGGCGCTGGCGTCCTGCAAGCGCAGCTCGCGGCGATGGCGGTCGAGGCGGAACCATTCCTGCGGGCGCGGGAAGAAGGCCGGCAGCCATTCCTTACCCTCCTGCCGCCATTCCAGTTCGACCGGGGCAAAGCCGTGGCCCACACCCTCCATCGCCGCCAGCAGCAGATCCTCGAACGGATCCACGGCGTCGGTCAGCACTTCCTTGAGCCACTCCGCGTCGGCCTTCTCCTTGGCCGTGGCGTTACGCGGCGGAACGATATCCCAGTCCAGGCCCATCACGGCGTTCTTGCGTTTGCCTATCTCGCACAGCAGGTGCGCATCGCGTTCCTCCATATCGGCGAACAGCCGGTGCTGGGCGGTGAGGTCGCCGTCGTCGGCCTGCCGCAGCACAGTGGACAGGCGCGCCGGCGTCAGCCCGGCGAGCATCGGGGTCAGGAAGCGGTTCTCCAGCATCGCAATACGGCTGGTCTGCGCCTCCTTGAGGACGCCGGTGTCGATCGGATTGCCGTACTGGTCAAGAATCTTCATGGTCAAAACATCCTGCGGCTGTCGCCGCTGTAGTCGTCGCGGGAGTCGGCGCCGGTGCCGCTGGAGTCGGCGCTGGCGCTACGGCGCGGCATGGCGACATAGCCGTCGCACACGGCAATCGCTTCGGAACGGCTGGCGGCATATGCCAGCAGGTAGGCAACACCGGCATCGCCGTGGCGCTGCTGACCATCCTTGCCTTTGGTGCGCGCGTCCGGCAGCAGCGGGATGCCCTTCACCACCTGGAAGGCGCGCAGATCGTCGAGATGATCGGAATCGCGGATCAGTTCGATGGTCTGATCTTCCAGACCGGCCTTGAAGGGCGCGGTATTGTCGCGATACCACGGCTGGGACAGCATGACCGCCTCGACGCGCGCCTCGCCCCACTTCTGCACCGCCTTCTCGGCGAGGTACTGGCCGTTGCCGCGTGCGTCGAGCTTGCCGGCAAAGAATCTAGGCAGGCGCTCGCCGATGTAGAACAGGGCCTCGCGCTGCTGATCGAATGGGCAGTTGGACAGTTCCAGGGCGAAGACGAAGCGGCGGCGCAGTTGCTGGGTGATCTGGAAGGCCAGCAGGACGGAGAGGTCGCCATTGCGGCCGAAGTCCATGCCGAAGCCGCTGCGCAGTCCGGCATCGAGCGTGGCCAGCACCGGCAGCAGCTCGGCCTCCAGCCAATCGCGCATCTCTGCCGTGCGCAGGTGCTCGGGCCAGAGCGCGAAATCCTTGGCCGGCGGCTTCCAGCGCAGCACGGGCGCATCCAGCATGCGCGCCTCGATCAGCGCGCGGGAGAGCCAGGCACCGCCGCTGTTGCTGGGCACGCAGTCGAGTTCTTCCTCGGCGTCGGCGCCGTACTGGTCGTAGATGCCCTTGATCCATGCGGCCTTGCTGGCTTCGTCCGGCGCCTGGCCGGTGCGCAAACAGACCCGCTCGTAGAGGCCATCGGCGACCGCGTCGCGAAAGGCGACCCGGTGCAGCGAATAGGGCTTTTTGCCGGCGCGGATGTCCAGGCACAGCGCGTTGAATGGATTGTCGGCGCCATTGTGTGTTGAGATGACGTGCACCTCGCCACCCCAGATCAGTAACGCCAGCGCCGCCTTGAGCAGTTCTTTCTGGTCGCTGTGAAACGCGAACTCGTCGAGAATGACGCGGCCCTGCTTGCCGCGCAGGTTGCGCGGCGCGGAAGACAGCGCCTCGATACGCCAGCCGGAGGCGAAGCGCAGGGTGTAGACGAAGATGGATTTCCGCTCCTCGCCCTCAAGCCAGACCTCTTCGGTCTCGGCAATCTCCCCGGCGGCGATGGAATAGGCCTTGGCGAACTCGGCGCAATCCTTGATGAACTCCTGCGCCATTTCCTTCATGTAGCCGATGTAGAAGGCGTTCATGCCGGACTGGCTGGCGGCGAGCAGCGCGGTGTCCGCCGCCTCGGCCCAGGAGAGGCCGATGCGGCGGCTCTTTTCGATGACCTTGACCTGGGCGCGATCCGCCGTCCAGCGCTGCTGGTAGCCCAGCAGGGCCATCGGCGTGCGCGCCTCGCGCGGCTCGGGAACCAGGGGCATCATCCTTTGCCCAGGATCTTGTTGCGGATCTGTTCGGCGGAATCGTCGGACAGGCCGCCCGCCTTGGCGGACTCGACGGCGCCGGCGGCGCGGGCGCGGGCGCGCAGCTCTTCGAGCCCGGCGGCGATCTGCATTTTTTTGGCGGCGGCAAAGCCGTCGAGCAGTTCGGCCAGCACCATGCCCTTGACGGGCGCGACCTCTCCCGCCCAGGCGGCCAGCGATTTCAGCATATCGACACCGATGGCGCGCGCGCTGGCTTCCGGCATGAACTGCTTGGCGGCCGCATTGAGCTTGGCGACGGTATCGCCCAGTGAGGCGAGCGCCTTGGCGGCCTCGATCGGATCATTCGCTGCGCCGGCGCCGGTAATGATGGCCTCGCAGCGCAGCAGCCCTGCGGCGATGATGCGCCCCAGGGCCTGCTCGATGCCGCCGCCGGAGACGATCATGGACGCCTTCTGGAAAGCATCCCAGTCGTCGCCCGCGGCCTTGGCGGCCCGGTACCAGTTGCGCGCCGTGGGATGCGGCACGCCGATCTTGTCGGCGGCCGCCTCCAGCGGCAGGCCGCCGATGTAGGCGGCGCGCAGTTTGACCTTCTTGTCGGGCGAGTGGGCCATCAGAACAAGGCCCGCAGGCGGTCGACGTGCTCGCGCCCTTCGGCGGTCAGCATCACGCGATCGCCCTCCAGGCGCAGCGCGCCGATGTCGGCCAGCACGCGCAGATCGGCGCGCACGCGGTCGAGCGTGGCCGGAACGTTGTGCACGCTCTCCAGCTCGTCGCGCAGCTCACGCGCCACGCTGGCGCCGCCGGCGAAGGCGAGCGAGGCGAGCAGGCTGTTGCGGCGCTTGCGATCGTCATCGATCATTTCAGACCCTTCTCCGTGATGCGCGACAGGATCATGCGCACGGTGGCATCGATCGAATCGAGCTTGCCGCCTTGGGCCGAGACCTGTTGATTGACTTTATTGACCTCGGTGTAGAGGTCGCCCAAGTCGCCGTGCGTGGGCGCCTGTTCGGCATGGGCTTCGAGGTGGGCAATGCGCTCGCCGTGGCCGTCGATCTTTTCCTCAAGCCCGGTTTCCATTTCGGTGATGCGCTCATTGGTCACCCGGTTCTTGTTGGCGATATAGACGTAGACGCTGCAACTGCCAACGACGACGAACTCCAGCACCTGGAGCATGAATTTGGCGGTATCGAGATCCATCAGCTCACGGCCCTTTCGAGATCGGTTTGACAGGTGATGCAGGTTTGCACGCCCGGCACCGCGCGGCGCCGGGCGACGGGAATGAGGGATTCGCAGACGCGGCAATGGGAGGCCGAGTCCTCGACGGTTTTCGCCTGCCCGAGAAACGGAAACCCAGGCGCGCAAGGCGCGGCGAGGCCGGCGCGCCGGGCTTGGCGCTGTAACGCGACCTGGCGCTGTTGCTCTTCGATTTCAGAAGCACGGTCGAATACATCGGTCACCGCCGCACCTCCAGCGTCGGCGCCACACCCATCCAGGCGGCCACGTCGCGCGGTGATGGGATAGACGGCAGGCCGCTGCGCGGCAGGCCGGCGTGCAGGTAGATCGAGGCCGACAGCGCCGAGCAGATCAGATCCTTGTCGTCGGCGGCCGGCAGCGGGCGGCCGAGCAGCTCGTGCTGGGCGATGCGCAGCAGGTCGCCAAAGTCGTAGCCGATGTCGAGGCCGAGCAGATCGAAGATTGCGCCCTCGGCCTCGGTCGAATGCACCGGGCAGGCGAACACATCGAAATCGGTGTCGGCGTACTTGCTGGCCGGCACCAGGCAGGCGCCGCCGCCATTCATCTCGGCGAGCAGCAGCCGCGCGCCGAGCCAGATCGCCACGGCGGTGTGGGTGTAGGGGCTTTGGGTCACCACCCGCGTGATGGCGGAGAGGCCGCCGCGGTGCGAACGAACGGCGACCAGGTCGCCGGTGCCGATCAGGCCGCGGGCTTCAGCGTAGTTCATGGGTTTTCTCCAGCCAGTTGATCAGGCCCTGGAAGCGCTCGCGCGTCCGGTGGTAGAGCCCCGCCGTCTCGATGTGATTCAGCAGCAGATCGTCCAGGTGGTCGCTGGCCGGTTCCGGCAAGGTCGCCGGCGGCGGCTCGGTCAGGTGTGCCGGCGGGATCAGCGCCGGCGCCGCGATTGGCGGCGCGCCAGCGGCGCAAGCTGTCAGCATCCAGGCGACAATCAGCGGGAGCAGGGTTCGTTTGAGCATGGCTGTGGGCCTCCTGGAGCAGAGTGTCGGTGTGGGCTTCCTGGCGCGCCTCAGCGCGCACGGCAGCGCGCTCGACCGTGGCGCCGGCGGCGGCCTTGAGGTTGTGGGTCGCGATGGCCTGGGCCAGCGGCTTGACCTTGGCGGCCTCATTGGCGTTGTGCGCGTTGCCGGTGGCGAACTGATAGACCCATACCAGGGACAGCAGCCACAGCAGCACCAGGCCGAGACCGACGCGGGGATTCATGCGCAGACTCCCAAGCCCCAGCCGGCGCGGATGTAGATCGGCTCCAGCCGGGTCAGGATGCGCTGCGGGTAGCCGAGGTTCTCGCGGCAGTTGGCGGCGTTGCGGAAGGCCGCGCAGGGTTTGCCCGACTTCGCCTCACGCTGCAGCCAGCCCAGCCCGCCGTTGTAGGCGCGTAGAGCCAGCGCCATGCGCTCGCAGGGTTGGGCGTTACTGGCGACGGGCACGCGGGCATACAGCCAGGCGTCGTAACGCACCAGGGCGCGCAGCGCCCAGACCGGATTGCCGGTGTCGGCGGCGACCAGGGCCGGGTCGAGGTCGCCGATCCAGTCGGCGGTGGCCGGCGTGAATTGCGCCAGGCCGTGGGCGTAGGGCGAGCGGGCGTCAGGGCGCCAGGCGCTCTCCTGATGGATCTGCGCGCCGAAGGTGGCCACCGGGGCATCGAGGCCCCAGATCATGCGGGCGTTGCGGACGAGGTCGCGGCGGTACTGCTGGGCTTCGCGCGGGATGTCCTGGGCGAGGACCATGACCGGCAGACCGACCAGCGCCACCACGATCAGCGCCAGCGCCACGCGGGCCAGAAGGCGCGCCGCTGTCATCACGCCCCCATCCCCACGGCCAGCATCATCGCGGCGACGATGATGGCGCGGCGGACTTGCGCGGCGGCGAAGACGGTCTCGCGGCCGCAGGCCTGGAAGCGATCTGGCCGCGCATAGGGGAACAGCTCGCGATCAAGGTAGTAGCCGGCGACGCCGGCGCCGGTGACCAGGCTGAACTTGTAGAGGGTGACCAGCGCCTGGTGCGGCGCGAGCTGGCTGATGGCCAGGCCAAGCAAGATGGAAAGGACCGTCGAGACGATCATGCGGGGAAGCTTCATTTGATCTCCCGAAACCGGGGCGGGTTGAAGTGACAGCCCACCGCGTACCGGTGGCGGTAGTGCCAAGCGTCCAGGTGCGCGCAATTGCCGAAGCCGTGAAGGCTTAGCTTGCTGGTAGGGTCAAGACTGAAGGAGCGGCAGCGCGAGCACATGGAGCTGAAGGCTACGCATGCGCGCGGCGCAGCTCCATTAACCGGCGTTAGAAGCAGAAAGCCCCGCCGGGCGAAAACCGGGCGGGGCTTTAAAAAAAGCTGTGGAGTTACTTGATGTTTTTGAGACTCATGTCGGGCTCAACAAGCGACCTCTTACACTCGGCATGCCATCGTCGAAATTTGTCGACCGCGTAGCTGCGCCAGGTTTCGCTTGGGTCGCCCCGGTACCATGCATCGCCATACATCATCACCGCCGAACCAGCGTCGCGGCAATAGAAATAGGGGAAGATCGCGCGGTGGCCGAGGTGCATCTCTGGCCAATTCGACATCTTGGCCAGGAGCGGCCCCATCGTTCGATTATAGGAACGTTTGTCACCTGCCTTGATGAGCCCGTTCAGGCTCGCCCTGGTCGCGGATACCGACTGCTCCATATCGACGGCAATCTGCTTCGCTTCAGCGTCGGTTAGGTCACGGGCGGCCGCTATTGAGGCCGATCCGATCAAAGCCATCAGGACCGCAAATGGCCGGATCATTGTCACCCCACCGCCGGCGCCCACTCGCCGCAATGTTCCGTCTTGCGGCCCTTCACCTTGCTGCAAGTGCGCTCGACCTCGGCGCCGTCCGGCCGCGTGGTGCGCATGCGGATGAAGACCCCGCCCTGGAGCAGGAAGGAATCGATCACGCGGCGTGTGGCGCCTTTGGCAGCGGCCACGCGTTCTGCGCTGTCGGCTTTCTTCGTCAGCACTTTGATCATCAGCGTATTTCCCATCCCGTCGATAAAGGCGACCTTGCAGGCGATGCCGTCACGCTCGGCGGAGACGCCGTCGCATACCGAGGCCAGCGCCAGCATAGGCACCATCAGAATCACAGCGAGAATTGCGCGCATTGCGATCTCCTCAAAACAGCGCCGGCTGGCGCCTTTTCATCATCTCGGCGCCGACGGCCTTGACGATGCGGTAGATATGAATAACCGATAAATCATACTCCCGCCCCAACTCGGTATGGTTGCGGCCGTCGAACTTCTCGTAGATTTCCAGGTCGCGCCGCGCGATGTCGATCGCGCAGCCCTTGGGAAAGTAGAACGAATCGCCGCCCCAATCCTTGCGCATCCGGTCCATTACCTTTACCCCGATTTCAGCGGCCTGCTCATCGCCAATGCCGGCCGCGACGAGTTCGGCGGCCACGGTATCGGCGAGCGCCTCAAGCAACTCAAGCTCGTCGCCGGCGACCCCGCTAAACTTCTCTTCCTGGTTCATCGCTTCACTTCCTTCGGCCACTTGAATTCCTGCCCCTTGGGCATCCAGCAGTAGCCGTGCTGGTCGAGCCAGGCGGTGACCATGACGCCGTTGAGCTGGTTCAGGACTTCGGGCGTTACGGTCAGGTGCAGGGCCGCTTCCTTGTAACGGCTGGCGCGACGCTCGACGATGTGCAGCGCCAAAGTCAACCCGATGACGAGGCCGGCCAAAGCGGCGATCAGCAGGTGCCCGAGAGTGAGGTTCATGCCTTGCCTTCCTTGTACCTTGCGGTGCGCTCCAGCGGGCCGATCAGTTTCCAGAGTTCGGTGGCGTCCATCATCCGCAGATAGCGCTGATGGCCGTCGATGCGGGCGGCGACGCCTTCGGCATAGACGACCTGCTGGCCGCGCTTGATGCCGAGGTTGATGCAGACGCGGCGGATCTTCCAGAGGAAACCCTGCTTTTCGGCGTCGACCTTATTCACCCAGGCCCACTCGTTCTCTGCCGGGGCTCCGCGCGGCTTCTGCCCGCCCAGGGCGGCGACCACGCGCGCCAGCGCGGCATCGTCCAGATCGGCGGCGCTGCGCTGGCCGCTGCGCGCCTCCAGAATGTCGCGGTAGGCGTCATCATCCCAGCCCTGCTCTTTCTTGATGCAGTGCAGGCGGGCGAGGAGCTTGTTGCGGGGGGCGGACATGGTTAAGGCGCAGGCAGGCGCTTGATGGTTTTGCGCGGGGCAGTCGCCGGCTCGCCCTGCGGCAGGATGATTTGATCGGCCTCGATCGAGCGCAGTTCGACAACGGTCGCGCGGGTCGCCCGGTACTTCATCGGGTGAGTTATGTAATCGATTTCACACTCGATCGAGCCGCGCATCAGCGCAATGATCTTCAGGCCGTTGTCGATCGGGATCAGGTAGTCGCTGTGCCCGATACGCAGGCAGCACATTTCCTTTTTGAGGATGGCGCTCATTCGAGAATTTCCTCCAGAATCTCCTCGACCGTCTCGCCCAGCAGACCATCGGCGCGCTCGATGTAGGGGTCCAGCGTGGCACGATCGATGGTGTTGGTCATGCAGTCGGTCATCAGCTCGATGGTGGCGATCAGGTCGCGCAGGCAAAGTCGCAGCGCGTCAAGTTGGTCGGCGATCTCGCCAAGCGTTCTAGGTGCGGTCATCTCAGGTTCTCCAGCTCAGCGATGGTGATGACGACATACCGGGTCGAGCCGGGAATCTCGCGTTGGTTCTTGAACAGCCGCGCGCGCTCGACCAACTCTCGGAACGTCTCCGCCCCCCCCCCGCGTGGCGAATTCTTCTTTGAAGATGCGGCGCGCCGGCCGCTTGGCGAAGGCGAAAAAAAAGGGCTCGTGATGCCGATACCTGATGCGATAGCGGCGCTGTTCGGCCATAACGTAGAAGCTCATGCGGGTTACCTCCTGGCGGTGGTTTTAGGTTTGATGGGCATGCCTACTCCAGTGCCAAGCGTTCGCCGACGCCGCCGACGCCGCGGTTGAGCTGGGCTTCGGTACCGGCCGTGTGGCCGGCATCGACATCGCCGTAGTCACGCTCGGCGAGCTTGCGGCCGGCGCTTCGGTTGCGCCCGTGGAATCCTTTGAGCGCGTGCTTGTTTTCCAGGTAGGCGGTCACCTTGGCCTGCTGCGCCTCGCTGCCGGCAAAGGCTTTGATCAGCGCGGTGGCGGCTACCACCCAGCCTTCGCAAAACAGATCGGCGCGGCGCGTGCGGCTTGTGGGCCCGCAGCGCTTGAGGGCGGTTTTGATGTAGCTGGACCTGGAGCGCTTGACCTGGCGGAACATCACCTCGAAGGCATAGCGCGCGATCTCGGCAGCCGGCGCCGCGCCGACGAAGGTCCACTTACCCACTGGCCAGCCACATGCCAGGAACACCTCGCAATCGAAGGCCTTGGCCACCCGCGTGGCGAGGCCGCATTCCCAGCGTGCCGGGTGCGACGATGCGCCGGCCTTTGTGGCCTCTTCCTGGATGTCGGCCGCCTCGATGTCGAAGTCGGTGATACCGTGCTGCTGCATCAGCCGCTGCGCCTGGCGCAGGGCCACAGCGGCTTCGTGCTCGTTATCCGACTTGGCGAGGGCCAAGCACTTCTTGATCTTGGCGATGATGGCGTCGCGGTTTGTCATGACGTCTCCTGCGCCTTGGAGGCCCTACTGAAGTCGCGTTCGCCGGGGGTCATGCTGGCACCGCCTTTCCTGCCTTCGCCTTGCCCTTCGCGGCGCGCGGCTTGTCGTCGTCGCCCTGGCGGGCGGCCGCGGCGGCGATGACCAGCTTGGTCAGCTTCTCGGCATCGTTGTCGCCGACCGTGATGTAGTGGCTATCGACGCCAGTAACGGTGCGCACGCCGATCTTTTGCAGATCCTCGGGGCTCAGTGCGGCGAGCGCGTCGACCACCAGCGAGACCTGGGTGCGCACCAGGAGGTCGTATTGCTGCGGCAGCAGGGCCAGGATGCGCTTGGCGACGACTTCGTCATCGTCCCAATCGAGCGTGTCTTCGGCCTTGCGATAGCCGGCCTTGACGCCATCCACGGCCAGGCTGCGTGGTTTGGCGAAGAGGTGCGGACTGCGCACCAGCAGCTCGGTGAGTTGTGCGTGAGCGGCGGCCTCGGCGGCGGCGTAGGCGTCCATCGTGGCCTTGTAGCGATCCATGATCGGGGCGATGGCGCCCTTGATCTCGGCCTGCATCAGGGTGGCGCAGCCGGTGGTGTCGTTGTGCCGGGCGGCGAGGTATTCGGCGGCGACGCGGATGTCGGCGAGGGTCACCTGCCCGCGAAGCGGAATTCCAGGTGCGCAAAGCGGAATCGTGTTCATAGTCCAAAAGCTCCTTCTTGTTCGAGTTGGTCAAAATCAACGGGGGTGGCCCCTGCAAAGGCGTCCCGCAGGTGTTTGGCTTTGGTGAGGCTGTGCAGCCCCCGCTGGCGCAGGAACTCGGCGACGGCATCGACCTCGGCCTGCGTCTGGGCGATGTAGTAGCCGGTCGAGGGATGCGCGCAGACGGGCGTGCCTTCTTCGATCAGTTCGTCGGCGAGCTTCCTAACGGCGCGCGGCGTGGTGTCGAGCATGGAGGCCAGGGTTTCGACGCTCTGGCCGTTGAGCGCGCCGAGCTTCAGCGCGGCCTTGAGTGCGGCGGTGGTCACTGCTTTTTCAGTGCTCATGAATTCCTCCTCCTAGAGGTCGTAGGGGCCGACGGACTGCCGCCGGCAGGGACTGCACAGGCGGTTCATCGAATGCGCGGACTCAAAGGAATGACCGCAGCAGAGGCACTTGCGCCACTTTCGCTCGCCCAGCCCACCGTTCTTGACGTGCGCGCGCTGGCCGCTGGCACAGGCCGGTGCCGGATTACCCAGCAAGGCCGGTTGCCGGCGGCGGATGGCGAGCTTTCCCAGGCGGGACGGGATTGAGGACTCCGGTCGCCCCAGGTCGGCGGCGATCCACTTTTGCGTTTTCCCGGCGCCGCGAAGCGCGATGAGGCGCGCGTCTTCTTCCGGGGTCCAAAGTCGGCGCGTCATGGCCGTACCTCGATGCCGCGCCGCCGCAGCTCGCTGAAGATCGCGCCGGAGAGCAGGCCGACCGACAGCGCCAGCTCTTCGTCGTCGTCGCCGGCGGCGCCGCCATCGCCTGCCCCAGAAGGGGCGTTCCAGGCGGGCGACGCATGGACCACGGCGTGCACCACTTCGTGCGGCACCAGCTCGGCGAGCCGGCCATCGGCGGGCAGGACGACGATGCCGGCGACGCGCGCCGGGCGGCGGCCGCCGGTGAAGTAGGCATGCACGCGCCGGCGCTCGCGCCGCGCCGCGCTCCGCGGCCGGCCGTAGTACTCGGCATCGACGTCGGCGATGGTCGGCAGCACCCGGACATCGACGCGGATGCCGCGCTGGCGCACGGTGAACACCGCCAGGGCGCGGGCCGGCGTCATGACAGTTGCTCCTCGATCACGCAGCCCTCGACGAAGTTGAACAGGGCGCGCAGATCGTCGGCCGAGAGGCTGAGCGTTACGTCGCCCTTGACCACCTGCAGGCGGCGCGTGGAGAACCACGCATAGACCGCGTCCGTCTCGCGCCTGGCGATGCAGCCGGGGATCTCGCTGGGCGTGTTGGGGGCGGTCATGCCGGCACCCGCTCAAGCCATTGCACGGTAACGCCGCAGCGGCTGAATACGCCGACGCGATAGGCGCCGGTGTCGTCGGCGCCGGTGCGGTCGTAGCTGGCGATGCCGACCCTCACCAGCTCGCGCACGTGGGGGCAATCCTTGAGCCAGAGGATCGGCGTTTTGCTGACGATGTCGGCCTGGAAGGCAATGACTTCGTAGTCGTTGCGCAGCAGGCTGTTGGCGGCTTCGAGGATGGTGTGCACGTAGGCATGCACGTTCATCGGCGGAACGACCGGCGCAGAGCGGCGCGGCGTAGCGACGCGCAGATGGGTGATGGTGGCAGTCATGTTTTTCCCTCCAGAGGCTTGAGCGGGCAGCGCTGGCATTCGCGCCAGATGCGCATGGCCAGCGGGTTGTGGGTGGGCGCGGGCTGGTTGGCCTTGCGGCATTCGGCGCGCGGGGCGCGGGTGCCGATGGCCGGGCAATCGACGTCGGATTCGAGATCGAGAACGCGCCGGATGAAGTCGCCGGGGACGTCCGAATAGCCGCTGCTGCCGCCCGACGTGGCGCGGCTGACATAGGCGCGGCTGACGCCCATGCGCTCGGCGACGCCGGCCTTGCCGCGCGGGTGCAGCTCGATCTCACGGTGCAGGATGGCGCGCCAATCCAGCGGCGCGGCGGTGGCGTTACTGTCCATAGATGGCGTCTTCCTCGGTAACGGGGCGCACCCAGACGGTTTTGCCCAGGTTGGGGTCGTAGATGGCGTCGGCGCGGCAGACCATCGGCGGGCGCGGGCCGGTGTTGGCGATGAGCTGGAAGCGCGCCTGGACGCCGCCGCGGCCGGTGCCGTGGCCACGCCGGGTTTCGCGCAGGTAGCTGGCGCACAGCAGGTTGCGCAGGTAGTCGGCGGCGGCGGTTTCGCGCACCGGCACGGCCGGCGTGCTGGCGTGGGCGGCGAGTTCGCGGGCGTTGGTGTCGCCCTTGAGCAGGCGCAGCGTGCGCCACATCTGCTCCTGCGCCAGGCCCATCGTGACGGCGGTGCCGTCGCGCCGCACGCGCGGGGCTTCGGCGCCGGCATCGCGCGCCAGCCGCCAGTGCTTGGCGACGCCGCGAGCGAGCGGCGGCTCGGTGGCGAGATAGACGGCGCGCTCCAGGCCGATGACGTAGTCGCGCACGGTGGCGGAGCATTCGTCGCCGATGACCAGCATCGACAGGGTGAATTCACGGCCGACGGCGTGAAGGCTACGGATGCGGTCCCAGACGCGCTGGCGCAGGCCCTTGCCGCCGGCGAGTTCGAGGGGGGCGGGCTTACGCGGCATGGTGCGCTCCGCGTGCAGGGAACGCGATCACCTTGGCGCCGTTCTCGATGCCGCCTTCGATGGCGATGTTTTCGCGCAGCGCGGCCAGGGCCTTGCGCACGCAGGCGTCGCAGATGTGCCGCTCATTGCCCTGGCCGGCGGTCATGTGGCGATTGCTGTCGGCGCGCGCGCCGCAGAAGTCGCACTCGTACATGCTGACCTGGCTCATGACTTCTTGGTCCCATCGACGATGGCCTGCTCACGCTCATTGCGCGCGGCGGGCTTGCCGCTGTAAATCGGCCGATCACCCCAGGCCTTGGCGTCGATCTTCCGCCAGCCACTGTCGGCTGCCACCTGCTCGGCGGCGGAAAGATTGACGCAGACGCGCCGCACACTGCCACCAGACTTGTCGACCAGCAACTCCAGGAAGTCGTCGGCGCACGCTACGTTGCAGTAGATAGGGGCCAATTCCCGCGCATCCGCCAGGCTCACCGGCGCGGCCGCGATCCATGACAGCACGCGGCCGTGGAAGCGCTCCCAGCGCTGCAACTTGAGCGGCAGGTGCTCTTCGCCGGAAAGGATGATCGGCGCCTGGCTGATCTCATGGATGTCGCGCACCAGTTCGACCATGCCGGCGCCGCCGACGCAGTAGTCGAATTCGTCGATGATCAAGGGCCGCCGGCTGGCGGCCAGTTGCGTGCCGACTTGATCGAGCATTTCGGCGACTGTCAGGTCGCGGCCAAAGGCGGTTTCGCCTTCGCCGGTTTTCGATTTGCGAGTGCGCACCACTTTGGTCGGCAAGCCCATCTCGATCAGAATCTTCTGCATCAGGGCTTTGGCGTTCCACACCGAGCGCATCTGGATGTAATACGCGCGCGTGGCGTTGGCCACCGCCAGGAGCGCCGTGCTCTTGCCGTAACCGGCCGGGCCGTAGAGCACGCCCAGGCTGGGCAGTCCGCCGGCGCGACCGGTCAGCTCCTCCAGCGCGGAGCGCACCAGGGTCAGGTTGTGGATGTTTGCGGTTTTCATATGCGGTAGAATCCCCACGCTGTTTCGTTTGTGCTGCAAAATGGGCCGTTGCGTGATGCCTTCACGCAGCGGCCCGACTCCCTCCGGCGGCATCCGGGCTCAGCCCGTAGTCCAGTCCACGCCGACTCATTTCCGCCCGGAATTTCGCGCTGCGATGTATGCCGCCGCGCCAGTACAGGTCTTCCTCATCCACGGTTTCGCCAGCATCCATGCGCCGCTGGATGTCGAGCCAGCGCTCGACCAGTTCCGCCCCGGTCGGATCGACCGGCCGCGCCCGTTCCTGGGCGGCGGCGCGTTCGGCATCAGCGGCCAGCAGCGCCCGCCCGGTGGCCACCGCCTCGGCATCGGACACCGCCCGCCCGCCGAACGACTGCATGGCGGCTGTCGGTGCGGCGACGACGGTGACGCCCCGTGCTTCCTCGATACGCGCGATGTCGCGCTGCTTGAGGGCGACCTGGTTGTCGATGCGCTCTTCGCGCTTGGCTTCGATGAACGGCACCGGGAAGGCGGCGACCTTGTTGCCGTCCCACGTCGCGGCGCCCAGCGCGCTGCCGTCCAGGCGGTACAGCCAGACCTGTTTCGCGTCGTGGATGTCGAAGCGCACACGTACCTGCTCGCCCTCGGCCAGTCGATCGACCAGGTCGTTGCGGCAGTAGGTGTTGTTGAACAGGCTGAACCGACCGCGCTGCGGCGTGCGGATTTCCTCGGGCAGCCACAGCGCCTCGATCTCGGCGTCGTCGACGCCGAACACGATGGAATCAGGGTCAAGCTTCTCGGCATACGCGGCGTCCGGCGTGGCGCCGCCGATGCCGGAGTGTTCGTGACTGGCGTTGTAACGCGTCACCACCTGGTCCAAATCGCGCATGAAGTCCTGCCAGTGCGGCACGATGCCGCTGACGGTGCCGGCCCGCTCGGCACGATCCAGCTCGCGGCCGGTGCGGCGCACGTAATCGCGGTCGGCATCCTTGCTCATTACCGTCGGGTAGGTCTTCGCCAGCGGTATCACCGTGCTGGCCCACAGCCGTTCGATGATGCCGCGCGCCTGCGGATGGCCGGGTATGCCGGTCTCATGCGCGATGCCCTGGCGCGCCAGCGTGCCGGTGATCGGGTGGTCGATCTGCTTGCCGGTCTGGCCGGCGCCCTTGTCCGAGTAATACACCAGCGGCCGGGCGCGGGTCACAATCTGCCCGTGGCGGAAGGCGGCCGAAACGGCAATGGTGGATTCGGCCAGATCCACCGACCAGCCGACGATCTTGCGCGACACCCAATCCAGGATCATGGTGATCTCGGGCCGGAACGGCTTGCCGGTCAGCGGGTGCCTCACCCTGGCCTTGAAGGTGTGGCCGTCGCCGACCCATATGTCGTTGGCCTTGAACATCGACACGTCGCGGTCGATGTAGGGCTTCAGGGCGGTGAAGGCGGCGCCGGTCATGCGGCCGTGGTTCTTGGTGGTCATCGGCAGGCTGGTCTCGATCCGCCGCCAGGTATCGACCGCCGGGTAATGCAAGCCCTGGTCGGCGTACCAGGGGGCCGCTTCCTTCCAGGCCAGCGCCACGTTGGGCCGCGAGGGCTTGCAGTAGTGGCGCAGAAAGGCGACCACGTCCTCATGCTTCTGCCCGGTCTTCTCGGGCCGGCCGGCCACCAGGTAGCGCGCCGCGTCGCCTTCGGCCAGGCCCGCGCGGTAGAAGGCCATCATCTTCTGCAGCCGGCTGATCTGCGCCGGCAGGCCGCCCAGCGGGCCGTTGACGCGGCGCGGCTTGAGGTAGGTGGCGTGCGCCGCCGCGACCAGCTCGGGCCGGCCAGAGCCATCTATAAGGCGCTCAGCCAGTTCGATGATCGCGTGCTTTTCCGAGCAGTCGGCCAGCATCATCGCCGTGTCGATCGCGCGGCACAGGATCAGGCAGCCTTCCTGATAGGCACGATCCTTGTCGGTCAGGGCGCCGTTGGGCTTGGCGCGGCGCACCTGCCCGCGCGTGGCCACGGCGCCGTCGGCCCGCTTGCGAATAAAAACGCCCGCCGGGCGCTCAAGGCGCTCAGTGGCGGGCAAAGCCCCGGTGGTGGTGGCCGGGGAGGAGGAGCCGGGGTGCAGCGCGGCCAGGCGCTTGTTTTGAACGGCTTCGCGCACGGCTTTGGGCAGCGAGGCGAGGGGGAAGAGACGCTTGCTGCCGCCCGGATGCGCCTGCTCGCGGAACGGCCAGGATTCCTTGTTCGCGCGCTTCTGCGCTGCCTGTTTCGACACCCCCAACGCCGCCGCAATCTCCGCGAAATCCGCCTCGGCCGCCACTGCAACCAGCGCAGTCATGACTGGCCTTCGGCGTAGGGGTGGGAAGCCATGCCGGTGGCAAAATGACAGGTGCGACCCTTATCAATCCTTACCGGAGGCTTCCCATGAACACGATCACCGTTTCCGCCGATCAGGCGGCAGGCTTGGTTTTTGAGCTTTTCAAGGCGAAACCCTGGATCAACCAGGGCGGCGTCATGCAACCGGAAGACGAATGCGCCGAGGGCGACGCCGTGCGCTTCCTGCTGTCCATCGAAACCGCCGATGGCTGGGGCGCCGCCGGTGACAGCGTTAAGCGCGTCGTGAATTCGCTGCTGCTCGACTTCTTGGCGAAGCTCATGCATCCCGCTTCCCCTTTTTCCGGGCGCCAATGGCGGGTGCCAGCGGATGGGCCGGCATGGAGGCAAGCCGCCGTGATACTCGCCGACGAAATTCGGCATAGTCATGGCCATCTAGCAACGCGGCATTGATCTCATCCTGAATCGCTGTCAGCGTCGCTACTGGCAGCATCTGGGCGACGCGAAACGGCGTCATGACTCGTCTCCCATCACAGATTTAAGCTGCTTGATCTTCCGGCCGGCGTCATCGCGCATCCGCTCCAGCCGGCCCAGTTCCGCGTTCAGCGCCTCGCGACCTACCAGGAAGCGTCCGCCGCGCGTGGCGGCCAGCCAGGTGGTGATCGATATGGTTTCCGCCGCCGTCTCGAACGCCGGCAGGTATTCCAACGGAAAGCGCCAGCCCTCTCGGCTCGGCGCGGTCCAGGCGTGCAGTTGATGCTCACTGATCGCAGCGCCCGTCAGTTCGCTCATTCGCGACGCCAGCGCGTGGGCGTTGGCCGGGCAATCTTTGATTGCCTCGGACAAGAGCCGCCGCACCGCCAGCCCGTAGTCGAGCGCGCCGGGCAGGGCGTCCGGCGCTGCAGGCACCGCGAACAGGTCGCCGCTGAGCGTGTCGGGCCGCCTCATGACCGCGGCCCCGAGGCAACGCGCGACGCAAAGATCATGCGGGTGGCGCCAGCCCATTCCGCCGCCGCATCGAGTCGATACAGCGCCGCGACCATCTCCATGTTGTCGCCAGCCAGTACCACCGCCTCGCGCAGTGCCGCACCGGACCGATACCGCGCTGCGGCGACCCGCAGCGCCTCATGCACCTTGAATAATGGAATGCGCCACATGGCTAAGCCGCCTTTCTCACGTTGCCATTGACGGCCCGCGCCCGCCGCGTTACTTTTCGCAGGTCGGTGCGGGAACCATCGGGGTTGTAACGGGACGGCCAGATTTGCTGGGCCGGAACGCCAATGGCCTCGGCGATGCGCCGCTCGGAAGGTAGGTTGCGTTCGCGCAGGGCCTTGATCACGGCCGGCGGCGATACGTCGTACTTCTCAGCCACCTTCCGCAGCGTCAGTCCGCGCTTATGTAGGGCCGCCACAACATCGGCGGGGTGCCAGTCCTGATGACTGGCTTTTTTCGGGGGGCGTGTCGTTTTCATGGACACGATTAGACAACCTAAAAAATGGTGGTATGTCAACGCCTCATACAACTATATTTTTCTGTTGTCGCTGGGAATTTTGATGACTCAGTTGCTGAAATCGCACAAACCTAGTCGTAGCAAGGCTTTCAGGTCAGCGACAACCGTCATGGTTGGTTGTCGCTGGCGGTTGTCGCTGGCGCTGTGACAGCGACAACCTGCAATTTGGCTGAATTGGGGGGGCGAATGAAGCTCGCCAGGGAGGCTCTTGACCTATCTAGGCCAGCCTTCGCCACCAAAAGTGGGTGTAGCGTTAGAACGCTCGAAAATAATGAGAAGGGTGCCAACGAGCCCGGCGCATGCCTTGTCGCGGCCTTCCTGGCCGCCGGCATCAACGCCAACTGGCTGCTGACCGGCGACGGTCCGATGCTGCTCAAGGATCTGGAGCCCAAGCCGGCCCCGCCGCCGCAGATCAATGTCCCGGCGCTGTCGGCCATCATCGAAGGGCTCTGCAAGGCGGGCCTGCCGCCTGCCACACTAGGCCCGAAGGCCGTCCGTTACTACCTCGACGCCCTGGGCGAGGGCCTGATCACCCCGACAGGCATCGGCGAAGGCGACGGTCAAGGGGCCGCCTGACGCTCAAGATTGCCGATGGCATGCCGTTAATCGCGCGGCATGCCAAAAAACAAAAGGGGGGAGCCCTACGCCTGGCTGGCGCTCTGGGCGCTGCTGCGCGCAAGACGCGACGACGATCCGCCTGGCGCGGAGATGTCCAACGTCAACGCTCTGGCCGGCCGATTGGCACGCCCAGCCAGTAACGCCGCCAACGATCTGGCCGCCCTGGCGCTCATTTATCTAGTGGTCTGGTGGTGGACCTGTGCCAAATGGCGCGCGATTTTGATCGGAAATCGACCAGGACAGGTAAAAATCATTGCAAATGAGTGGGGGCCGGAAATCACCCCACAACCCGCGCCGTTCCTAGCGCTTCCCGCTTTTTCCCGCCACTTCCCGCCGTGCCAAATCGAGCACCTCCCCATACGAATCGGGATCGCGAATAGGCCGGGGAGCTGCCATGCGCCTTTGATCCGGGCGAAAAAAAACCAGCCGAGGGGCTGGTTTTTCAATGTCTGGGTGGGGTGGCTGATGGGACTCGAACCCACGACAACCGGAATCACAATCCGGGACTCTACCAACTGA